AAATATCCAAAAGGGGGTATTTACATGAAAAATCACAGTGGTAAAATACCTAACGCTCCCATCATTTATTGGACAGGTACACCAGACGGCAAGCAAGGACACTTTTTCTACCAGACACATCTTAAAGGTTCTGCAAAAGACAAATTCGCTCCATTATTTATGCGTATTGCCGCCCGTAATGTCCCACGACGCACATTTGTTGAATTATCTTGCGCTCCAGGTGCTGCTTTAAAAATAATATCTGGTATGGAATATTTTAAAGATACTAAATTTATTGGTTATCATTATGAGAAAGGTTTGCCTTTGGATAAAGATATTCCAGCCAATATTAGTATTATACCATACAAAACTTATTCCGAAATTCAGAAGAAAGGTGATATCGTTTTTTGCGATGCTGCAACCAAACAAAATTCTGAAATGTTTATCAAAGACCTCATACCAATCGCTATACGTAATACCGTAGTTGGTGGTACTACCGTTATTAAAACTTTCGGTAACCCATTTACGCTTTACGAATTAGTTAATCATTACGATGATTATGAAATAGTATTGCGAGAAGGAACTTTGGAACGATATTTCATATTGTACAACAAGCATAACGCACAAGATGGTAAACTTACCTTTGATAAAGTGTATGACGAAACTTTTTTACGAGAAACATTTCATTCTATGAACATCTCTTCATCTCGTATACAAGAATTTTACAAATATCATTTTCGTGACATCACTACCGGCCAGAATAAAGTTATACCAGCAGACAAGATTAAAGATTGCTTAGTAAAGTTTAACGCGATCACAGGGCACGCAAGTGCTGCTAAGACATCATCAGTGCAAAAATCTTACCCACAAGCATTATGGTGTGCACACTCAACTGTTATGAAGAACAAGCACGTAGGTGCTGGCTCTAACAGTTATACTGAGCACAGCATTTTGAACAAGTTGGATAGGAAAATTGAACAAACGTTAGTTATTGATGAATGTTCATGTTTTTGCCTTGAGTTTGTCGCTTTACTACAGTTATCTTTCCCAAAACTTAAAATACTTATTATTGGCGATATTTATCAAACGCCTAAAGTGGCATATGACTCTGATTACAAATTTATGCCTTTTACCGAATGCGGCGTTGTTAACAATCTTATAGATGTTTTTGCTATACCACAAGATATTTGCCGTTTTATTAATACAAAATATGGTTACCATATGAGATCCAAATCAAAAGTTGAAAAAGGTTTATATTATGCTCCTGTTGTTACCAACAAAATGAAAACATATCCATGGATTGCTTTTAACCGTAAGGACGTTGACAGACTTAGAGATACTGATGGTCTGAATGCACATACTATAACTACTTATCAAGGTAGTCGTGAAAGTGATGTTGTATTCTACCTTAGTTCTAAAGGTGTACACGATCTTAAGGATAAAACAGAGTGGGTATATACAGCAATAACTCGTGCTACATCAAAGTTGTACTTAACAGGCGATGAAAATTTTATTAAATCTTATTTCAATATTCACGGCACAATGATAAACATCTATAATGAAGAATCTCAAATATTGTTAAATGACGACACCGTAATTGAACCTTTAAAAGATCTACCTATGACCGCAGCCACCAATGTTGCAACTGAAGATGTCCCTGTTGATGTTGCGGTGGATATACTCCGTGACGTTACACATACAACAGATTACAACGCAGCAGATTGGCAAGGTCCGTATTTAAATCCAAAATTAGATAGTGGCAAATTAAGAACTCCACTTGAGAATTTTATTTGCAATGACAAAACTAAGAAAGTGCATGTATTCTCAAAATTTGATTTATTTACTAAACATCAGATGGCCAGTGTTCCCATTAACAATGTTGCTACGCTTACCGGAAGGTATTCTAAGCAAATGCCTAAAATGGGACCAAAGGAAGCCGAAAAATTAGCTAGACAACTTATTGGTTCATATGCAAAATTGCTTTACGGCAATGACCACAGCGTTCACAAACTTAAACGCGATTTGAAATTGTCACCTGAAGAGAAAACTCATCATCTTAAGGAATATATTAAGTCATATTCAGAAAAGTTTCCCGCTCAGGCAAAAGACATTGACTTTAAAGATATTATGGATTTTACACAAGAGGAACTGTCATTTATGGCAAAACAACAAGAAAAATTCTCCTCTGATCCTGGCTTTGACGCGAGTGAAAAGGTATTACAAGGCGTTGCTGCTTTCAGCAAAAAGATAAACATACACCTTTGCGCTTACGCTAGAGCGTGGAACCATAAACTCCATGAAATCATCAAGAAAGAGAAACGTCCTATTATTTTAAAAACTTTAGGCAGCGATGAGGAATTCGCTGCAAATTATGCCGAACACTGGCGAAATTGCCCTGAAGGCATGCTAGAGAAATTTCTTAAATGGCTCTGCATTGACGTGGGTGAATGGGACGCATCTTTTAATGACGTTATGATTCGCTTTTCAAGAATCATACAAAAATGGCTCGGCATTCCTGCCGAATTAATCAACTTTTTCTTTTTATTTAGAAGTCATTGGATTATGGTATATAGGAACGCTTTTGGTGTTACTACATTAGAAGGAGAAGGTAAACAATTCTCTGGTAATCCTTTTACTCTTATTGAAAACACATCTTTAAATATGGCAATTACAGCGCTTATTCTTGTTTTAGTTAATGTTATTTTATATTTATTTGTTGGCGATGACTCTGCTTTTTTGACAGAACATTATACCTTTTCGAAAGAAGGGCAGGATTTCTTAAATTATAGTAGACACGTCCTTAAAATCCATTTCGATACTGTCGGTGAGTTCGCCGGCTTTTTACTTATGCAAGATATGGTATTTCCCGATGTATGGCGTAGAGCCGCAAAGTTATTAGGCAAAGCCTATAGAGATCAAAAACACTTTGATGAAGCTATAATTAGTACGAAAGCAGTTATGGCAACTTGTAAAACTACATACCAAATATCATCATGTTGTTTTGCTACGCAAAAACATTACGAAAACCGTATAGATTATAACCAAGCATGGTTTCTTTTTAATTTTCTAAATAGTTGTGAAAAACACAAATTTAGAGATTTATCTGAAATCGAACTAATGGTTAAAAATTTCCATACTTAAATGTGTGACTGCTCTACCTTATCACACGAAATTTCGAACACCTAGTGTACTTTTTAATAATATTTGATACTTAATTTTCATTTTATTACTTCCTTTTTAAATTTTAACTTATTTAATTTTACTTATTTAAATTATAAATTTATTTCTTTCTTTTGTTTATTTTAATGGCCGTTTGTAACTCATGCCAAAAAGAAGTTGGACCCATCCCCAAAAAATACCTGTACTGCCAAGCTTGCAGGAGGGAACATTGGCAAGCCAAGAACCCATCCAAAATACCCAAACCAAGCAGGCCTCAGGGGGAGAAACCACACCGCAAGCCGAACAAGGGACCAAAACCACCACACAAACCAGCAGCTGTCAATGTAACAACCACGGCTATGCGAGGGTTATCAATGAAGCAATCGCAATTAGGGCGCGTTGCGAAGCAAACATCCGCTCCTGCCAAGAGCTCATCCATGAGATTGGGCAGATCATCAAAGCGTGCTGCTGTGAAAGCAGTCAATCTTCTCATGAGCATGATGCTGAACCCGACGATTGCTCAACCTCGTCCTATGAAATTTTTCATTGATGAGTCAAGCATACCTAAGAAGGGTATGATATTTACAAGTGCGTTCAACGTTCGCAGCACTTCCGCGTCCACTGATTTTAAAATTCTTTTCTTACCGTCACCCATTATCATCGCCGAGATTATTTCCAACGTACCTCTACAGATTACTGGTACCAAAGTCATTTCGTTGCAAAACGAAGACAACCAGTATGTCTATTATGTCGTTGGGAGTAAAGTCGGTTTTGTTGGCACCATAGACAACAATTTTATTTTCACACCACGCGAAGATTATTCACAATATCGTATCCTCGCTATGTCTGCATCATGTGATTGGTTCGGCAAACAACTTGACAAAAACGGCACATACTACGCATCCCGTATCACTAATCGCGAAGATCTTTCTGAATTTGACCTTTTGTCAAAACCAGATTCACTCATTAGTAATATGGACGGCAAAGTAGTATTAACCGGCCAGCAGATCAAACCCACCTACGAATTCGAGTACATCGACGACAACGACGATGAAACCGAGCAATCAAAACCAGACGCCAAGATCGTCGAATACATCAATTTAACCTTCTCTAACGCAACGAGAGGTTCAGGTTCATACCCAGCATGGAAATCGCTTACAAAAGCCGTCAACGTTGAAGACGTTATGGCTTTTATTGTCGGCGTTCTCCTTATTGGTGATAATAGACCTGCACTTAATAGCTTAGGGGCTGAATTGCAACGTAAATATGGTGATGCTTTGTTTCACACTGAAGTCGATGCTACTGGCAAAGCTTTTGTTGTTTTTAATCAAAACATTAGCTTTCTGCTGTCAGTCAACTACTACATGAACAACGGCGAAAAGGTTGCAGGTTGGAACTCGCTTCAACTTGAAACTGATGTCCAGCCTAGTCAGGGGACACAAAATATTGATTTTGCCCAATCTTTGGTTACAAACATGGGCATCGGTGTTAGAGCTATGTGGACAAATTTTTCTGCGCCACCCGCTTTTGCCAAGGAAGCCGTCCTTTCTTTCAATATTCGTGCGGTGCTGCGCGGCACTGACATTTTAATTCGCCGCCCATACCAAATGGCGAAAATTTCCACCAACATCATCCCTGACATTGTGGAAGGTCACGACCAACTTACTCACATGGGTAGTAACATTAGGAGCCCTGTCTTACAAGTCCAATCAGAAATGCCGTTTCTTCAATTCCAACACGTTGTAGTTGAGGAAATGGTCATCGAAGATGACTCTGTCTTGACACTTGATGCCATTGCAACGAATGATGCATCTGATCAAGCTCTTTCTGTTAATTTAGTAGATTTTAAAAGATTTACTAAAATCATGTCATCCATGCCGCCCATGCTTGAGTATAACGACGGCGTAATTGGTCAAACCGGCCAACAAGAACTTGCCAACCGCGGCATTCTTGGTACCATCGCTGGTATTTTAGGTCCGATTGCCGCAGCAATCTTCCCACCCGTAGGTATGCTATTACCTGTCATTAATGACTTGGTAACCGGGGTGGAAGGAATTATAGGCTAAACTATAATTCACCAATACATCAGACACATGACAATGTTTGTAGTACCTATTAATTGTCCTTATGACTTTCCTTGCCTTTGCGAGAGCCCAGGTCCTCACCAAACATTCCTACTGTCGTAATGTATATGTACATATTTTATATTTAAGTTTAACTATTTTATTTTTCTTATTTTATGGCACAAAAAGTGATACTGTCACTATAATCTCAAAACGCTTCACAGCACAAAAACATATTTTTAGCCATTTGTTTTTAGTTAGATATTTTATTTTTATCTTACAAGATCTCCTACATTCACTAGGACGGGTTTATTTAACACCCTTGGAGATTTCACGCAGGGTTTTCCTAGTTTCCCTCATTAATAGTTTTATAATTTACTATTCAATTTTTATTTATCACGCT